GCTTAACTAATTCAACATAAGAAACATACCCCTTTATCGCTAAATCATATTCCCCTATGGAATACATTTTTTCATAATGAGCCAACTTCTTTTTTAATTCTTCTATATTATCTGCCATATACTTTTATTTTTCTCCCATGTATTCGTCAAATTCAAACACATCGTTTTTGTTTTTTTCATACCTTGAAATTAAATCACCATATTCTCCAACAGATTTTCTTTGTATTTGCAAAAACTCAATAAGAAAAGTTGCAGTAACACAATCTTTATATTTATCTTCGGCTTCTTCATAGAATTTTTGGTATTTTTTCATTAAGTCCACTTCTGTTTCGTAGGCTATTCCCAAGGCATCTGAAATACTTAATATTTTATCAGTCATTTTTGGGACAGCCATTACCGTAGAAATATCCCCCATGTCATTAACAAAGTCAACTATCTTTTGGTAATGTTCTAATTCTTCATTGCTTTCTTTCAGAAAATACTTTTGCACTCCAAAAAACCCAAGCCTTTGCATATTATTGGCTATGTGTTTGTATAGGTTTGAAGCATATAGTTCACTTTCTATTGATTTATCGAACCATTGCTTAATTTCTGGTTTTAATAATGACTTTACCATTTTTTAAGTTTTTATAATTAAAATTTTTTAATATAAATCCTCACTAATTAACTTTATTTTTCTCTTTTTTATTTGCCCAGTCATATATGCAACTTTAGCCGCATTTTCTCTATCTAAAAATAAACCTTGCGTAGTAATAAATCCCTCAACGCCATTTTTTAATGGCAAATGCTTATTAGCAGATATTATATTCCTGTGCCTATCTCCTTTAAAAATTACTCCATTATATAGTATTGCAGCTTGTTTTATCACTTTTTAGGTTTTTTATCTTTTAAAACTTCTTTTTTAACCTTTTCTGTTACATTACCAGATATGCTTGTACTTATAACATTCTGTATTTGTTCTTTAGTAAGCTGATTAAATGGTTTTAGTTTTTTATTTCTTGATGGAGTAGTAGTAGCATTACCATCATTATCTACATAAACTTTAATAGTGCCATTTTTTAACTTTAAAAATTCCTGTTTTAAATATTCTTTCTTTTTCTTTATAAAATCTTCTTGAATTTTAGTATCATAGTCGCTTAGTTTTTCTATTACTTTACCATTTACCTCTTTGGTCTGTATTTTTTCAGGATTAAGTTCTGGGAAGTTTACTCCTTTGTCTATATACTCTTTGAATATTGGCTCTTTTGATAATTCTTCAGATTGTAATTGAGATTTACTTTTATCTACCGTCCTAACATTTGCGCCTAATATAGAAAGTGTCATAAGTAATGGGGCAACAGAATTTGGGTCATTTTTATATAAATCACCGACATCCTGAATCCATAATGGTACTGAAATGTTTTTTATTAGTTCTTCATTTTCTACCGGCCTGCCTGCTCTTTCGTCAAGTTTTTTTGCTAATACATTAAATACTGGTGCTGCCTTACCAATAGCAAATCTTGTTACTAAATCTAATCTTGTATTTATTGGCTTGCCATACCTATCTCCTAACTTTGTAGTTACCCCGTATTGGTCTGTATATTTACCTGTTAAAAATCTTGCTTGCATGGTCAATATTGACTTCATGCCCCCACCAATACTTACTCTTTTATCCCCAAATTTGTGAGTTAAAAAATCAGAACTATTCATGTTCCAAAAATTATCATCATCTTCATCATTATCCCAGTTTTTTCTTGCTGCCCACATTAGTGCATTTACAGCTAAAAACGTACCTGTGAATTGGGCAAAATCTTTTAACGCTTTCATTCTAACAGCCTTTGGCATCCTTGCATAATAAACAAATGCGTATGGAGTATACAGTTTTACTTCCGATATTACTTTTCTTGGGGCTGTCAGGAATACATTAAGCCATCTTGAATTAGCATCTGCTGCCCCCAAACTACCCCTACCCGTTGTTGTGTTCACAAAATCAGCCATTTTATCAAATACTTTTGGGTCTGTTTCATAAGTATACCCATCTCTCGATAATTCTTTTGCTAATTTTAGATACGTTTGTATTCTTATGCTATTAACATAACCATCGTATGCTCTTTGAGATGCCGCATAAGGATTTATTTTTCGTACAAAATCAGTACCCCATTTTGTACCAAGTCCAGCCACAGGAGCAATGGCTTTGTTCCATATAAAATTTATCCATTCCGAAACAAACATACCCTCTTTTACACTTTGCTTACCGCTTTTGTCATCTATTGCTAATTTCGTTGCTCTTAATAATGGATAATATTGTTGTGCTTTCTGCTTATCCATATATGCGTTTGCTCCTTTTTCGGAAATAAGAAATTTTAATCCGTCCCAAAATGCTATTGCACTTTCTTTTGGATTAGTAAATAATCGCCTCATCCCCTGCACACCTGCCGCCGATAAGTCAACACCCAAAGTAAGACCACGCATCAATCCTGAAGTGGCTTCATAGGCCCTATCTTCCCACTTCTGCCATACGTTTCTATTTTTTAATTCTAAAGCATATTGTTCCTTGTCAAATTCCTCTTGCAGCCTTTCTTTTTCTGCATTTAACTCTACTAATTCATTATCTGTTGGTTGTAGTTTTTTTGCTGGTTTAGCAAAGTCTTTATTCTTAATTTTTCTATTAAGTTCATCAATTCTATCTTTTACCCTTCTTTTTGCATCAGCAAGTTTTTGTTCATCTGTTTTTTCTACTTTTTCAAATACATCTTTGCTTAATGTATTTATTTTTCTTTTTAATTCACGCTCATACTCAATTAATTTACTCCCAGTTGGTTTTACTTTTTTATATTTAACTCCAAAAGCTATTGCACTAAGTTTTTCTAAGTCCTCCAATTCAGACAATAGCCTACCTACTCTTTTAGCTGTATTTACTTGTGTTTGTATTTCATCGGCAGTAGGGTTTACTTTTTTACCATAATCAGTAATATAATCTCTTACCTGTCTTTCTGAAATATCCGGCAAATCTTTTTTTACTTGGTCATGTACAGCTTTTGTTAAATCATTAATATCGGTTATGCCACGCTTAACTAAATCACGTAACATTTCATTAGGTATAGAAACAGTACCATCTTCATTAATTACCGGCTTGTCTTTTGGTTTCTTTTTTGTAGATACCCCTTCTTCTTCTAATGTAGTAGTAAGGTCTTTTCTATATTCGCTTTCCTTCTCCCATGTGTCAATACCTTTTTCTTTTAGTGCTTTCTTTATACGATTTATACCAATTTCTACTGCTTCGGCAACCGTTTTACCTACTTTAATTGCCCTGATAGCCGTTGCTGCACCTAAATCAGCTATCGCCATTGGAATACCTAATGTAGACTCGTAGGTTCTTCCTTTTATTTTTTCTCTAAACTTTTCTAATGCCTTTATAGCTTTATCTGCTGCACTTTTTTTATCCGATGGTAGTTCTTCATAAAGTTTTGCAATTTCCTTCTCTACTCCTTCATTTATTTTTTTATCAAGTTCTTCCTCGGTGTATGTTTTTTCTCTCTCTACACTTTCCTTTATATTATTTACTGCATCTTGCCCTTCTTTTTCTGAAAGCCTTTTTTCAGCATCAATTAGCTTATCTTTTACATCTTTTAATTGCTTGTCCAATTCTCTAAATTTGGCTTCAACATCTGCTGGTATTTTTCCATTATTATTTGCCTTATATTTTTCTATCTGTGTAACTACATTATATTCCCTGTCCAACATTCTTTGCCTTAACCTAAATGCCATTGATTGCTGCTGCGCTGTTATTACAGCCATTACATCAAAGTCGTGTATCTGCCTTTCTAAATTCTTAGCCTCTACCCCCAAAGTACCTATATCCTCCCCTTTAGCTTTTTTCTCTGCTATTTTGGTATAAGTATCTTGTAAAGCATTATCAATATCTCTTTTATATGTTATTAACCCAACTACTTCTGTTGGAGTTAATACCCCTTTTCCATCGGTAATTATTTTTTCAACTAATGCTTCTGGCTTAATTTCTCCTGTATCTAATATCTTACGACCCATACTCATCATTTCCTTGTCACTAACTCTCTCTAAATCTACACCTTCAATAATTTTGTCTGAAACAAGGGCTTTTCTTATCCCTGATAAATCCTGCCCCCCTATATCTTCTACCGTTTTAAACTCGCCTGTTGGTGGTTTAGGCGGTTCACCTCCTCTTATTTCTGAAAGTATTTTTGCTCCTTGTTTGCCATATTTAGCTGCTTCTTCTTCCATTGCCATTTGTTTTCCTTTCTCACTTTTTTTATCAATAGCAGCGTCTAATATAGCTTTTTTAACATCGGCATCTAAAACGGCAGCGGTTCCTTCTGGTTCAGTTCGTCCAGTTTCAATAGTACCTTCTGGTACTGCTTCTTTAACTCCTTGTTCCTTGGCTGTTTCAGTAACCTCTGGTATAGGTTTAGTAACTGGTTCTGTAACTGATTCATTAAGTTCAATTAAACTGTCTATATAATTTGATATTTCTTCTTCGCTTTTTTTCTCGGCTTCCATTTGCAAAATATGATTCATTTCGCTTTCGGTAAGCCCATCATAAATATTTGAAAAATCTTCACCATGCTGGGATAGATATTTCTGATACGCTGCATCTAAATCGTACCTTTCTACCAAATCTTTCATCATAGCAGATTTGGAATTATAATTCAAAAGAACGTTTTCAATAGCGTCTTTGTAATCTTGTGTTGTATTATTGCCCGTTTTATCTTTTTCCCAAAGCAAATGTGCTAACTTATCAATAGTAGGTGCGTCTTTTTGGATTAAGGAAATTCTGGCCCTTTTCTCGTTTTCTGTTGACACATTTTGTCTTATACGACTATCCTTTCCGCCAAAAAGTTCGTTTATTGAAGATGGGCTTATTTTGCCGTTACCCCCAAAATAAGATAATACATTATCATAAGGGTCTGTTATTGCTTCGTGGTCAATTTCTTTGAATTTTGTTGTAATTGTTTTTTCGTCAAGTGGCTTGATATTAGCTGCATCACCTTGATTTTGTCCTTGTTTGATAATTTCGGTTTCATTTATTTGTGTTTTTGGTTTGCCAAGTAGGTCTTCTACCGCTTTTACTAATTCAGGATTACTGCCGTCTGCTTTGGCTTTGTGGTAGGCTTCGGCAATATTTTTTGGCGTTGGCTCTTTTATTGAAGAATTGTCAAGAACAATAAAACTTTTTGGTTTCGCTTCATAATATTTCCCCCCTTGTGGATGATATGGTTCATAAATTATTCCATCAAACCCATTTTTTTTCAAAGCATCACTAACTCTTTTAGGGGGTAAGTCTGTCAGCTTATGGGCATTAATAGAAACCCCTTGAATGTCGGACTGCCTATTGCCTTCCTTATCATTAAAATCAATAGAACCATAAGACTTTTCTAATTTCAAATCTTTTATTAACTGATATACTTTTTCAAAATTAGCATCATCTTTCCACCACATACCTTGCGTAAGGTCAAGGGGTGATTTTAAGTCAATAATTGCGGGATATTTTTTACCCTTATCGCCTTCGTAAAATGAAGCATAATCTTCGCTTGTAAAATGAGTACCGAAATCTAACTGCATATTAGACTTTGACACCTTCCCTTCTTTCGGTTTACCAAAAATTAAATTTCTGTTTTTACTCCCATGCCACCTAACATTAGGCATTTTGCTTAATTCCGCACCCTCCAACGCTTTAGCCGTACTCTCTACATCTCTTAATGCAGGGTTTTCAGATACAGTAGGTTGTTCTGCCTTTACTTCTTTGGTGGGTAGGGATTGTGATAATTCATTAAAATTTACATTTGTTGTATTTGTCGAATTGGCATCAGATTGTTTAAGTGCTGAAATTTGATTTAGATAATCTCCTCTATGATACTTTATAACGTCTTCATCACTAATATCAAACTCCTTATACCTATTTCTTAAAATATCAATAGCTTGCTTATGTATTTGTTCTTTTGTCAATTTAGGTAATTCTATCACAGCTTCACGCCCTCCCTGTCTTGAATCTCTAAATTCTATTATTTTTACTGGTTGTCCATTAAAATATACAACATCTCCCACTTTTGTATTACTTTCATCAACCACATCTCCCCCTACACTACCTACTTGCTCGGATTGTTGTTTTTGTTTTTCTTTTAAAGCATTAATAACATCATCTGCACTCATTTTATCTGTTACTTCAATACCATTTTCTTTGGCTATACGTTCAAGGTTTTTAGTAATGAATGTTGGCTTACTTCCTTCCCCAATAGATGCTAATAAATCTTCTGCTTCTTTTGTTAATGGTTTTGTTTCTGCTGGTACATCTTCTCCAATAGATACTCCATATTCATTTGTTCCTTCTATTGGTTCGGTTAGTTTGGGTAGTTTTTCTTCTGACTTGGTGGTATCTTCTCTTTCTTTGATTGTTTGGTTAATGGCTTCAAGTTCTGCTTCGGCGTTTTTTCTTTCTTTATCAGTAAGTTCAAGTTTGCCTTCTTCGTCTTTTTTCTCTAACTGTTTTTCAAGTTGTTCTTTTCTGGATTGTAATTGCTTGTCGGTTTTTGGTTCAAGAATAAGATCGTTTTTATGGTCAGCAACCATAGCGGTCATTTCGGCTTTTTCTGCTTGCTTTGGTGGTAAATTTGATTTACCCCTATTGCCTTCATTTTTAATTACGGCATTATATAGATAATCTTCTTTTTGTTTTGGTGTAAGTTCGTTTCCTTTGGCATCTGCTTTGGGAAGTGTTTTATATGCTTCTTTGTATCTGTCAATTAATTCTATTCTTTGGTTATATTGGGCTTCATCTAATTGACCATCTTTACGCATGGCTTCCGCAATAGCCTTAAATCCTTCAGGGTTCTTACCAAATTCAAGCCCTGCACTTTTTTGAAGTTGCGTTGGTGATTTAAAACCTATCTGCCCTAATCCCGCTCCCAATATTCCAAATTCAGCAATAGCCATTATAGAACGCTTCGCATCTACTTCCCTACCATTTAATGCGTTGGCCCCTGCCATGTATGCTTCAAACTTAGCCCCTGTTTTTAACCCTTCTGCAAATTGCTTTGGTAATTCTTTGGCTCTTTCTTTAAACGATTGGCCTATTGCTTTCAATCCTTTTGGAGTGCCTTTGTCCAATACTTTTTGTATGGCATCATCTGACATTGATTGTATTAACTTACCAGCACTTGTCTTGCCATTAGCCATTGCCTTTATTTCCGTTGGGGTTCCAGCACCAGCCATAGCAAGCGAATTAATGGCAGTACTTGCCATAGCACTTTTATAGGCTTCTGATTGTGGTTTACCTTCTGCTATTGCGTTGGCATATTCATTATGGAAAGTTGTGGCTGCGGCAATAGTAAATGTATTTAAAAATTTCGCTCCTTTATTCCCCAATATATTTTTAAAAAAAGTCGCAGCTTGTATACTGCCTAAACCTGCCGTGCCATATTCCAAAGCCATAAATGGCAATAAAGAAGTTCCCAAATCACTAAGTCCATAAAAAATAGATGAACCACTTACATTAAATTTGCCTCCCTTGATAGGAACACGACCAAACTTATCAGTATTCTCTTTAAGAAGTGTATATAATTTTTGTTCCTTTTGGTCATTGGTTAAAAGCCCATTATTTTTAATTTCATCTATTTGCTTTTGCAAATCCGGTTGGAATACCATTTCATCATAAACTACATTCTTATTTCTATCGGTTTTATGGTACACTTTTTCTTCTTCCAAGCCTTCACCCATTATTGCCAATTCTCTAAGTACATTGCTTTGGTCTGACATAAATGGAGAAGATACTGCCTCCCATATACCCTGTCCTGTATTCCTTATCCCTATCCATGCCTTACCTGCTGTGTAACTGCCTAAACCTATTTTCTGGCCCATTATTTCCTGTAAAGCATCATCAACCTTATTTTCTATTCTTTCTGGGTATTTGCGGTCAAGTTCTTCTCTCTTTTGGGTAAGTTCTGCTTGTGCATCTTCCAGTTTTTTAGCCCTTTCTATTTGCGTTTCCGATAGTCCACCCTGTTCAGTTGCTATTTTTTTAAGAGAATTAATTTCTTCATCAATAGCATTTTGTTTTAAACCTATGCCCGTTTCTTCCAACCTAAGCATCAAGTGGTCGTAACCAGCTTTTTGGTCAGGGTCATCTTTAATAAGGTTTTTATCAATGAAAAGACGCTTATATTGTTCTGCTTTTTCAGGGTCAACATCGGATAAATATTGATACCCTAATTGTGCATCATCATTTAAGTATTTACTTTCGGGAGTGTCTTTAAATGTTTTATCAGACTTATTAAACGGATTGCCATATATCTTAGACGCTTCTACTGCAAAGTTTCTAAGAATTTCATCCTTTTTTTCCCCTCCGAATAATTGAATTGATTTTGATACGCTTCTTATTGCATCTCTTTGATTCGTATAATCCCCTTGGGATGCTGTAATAGGCAAATTGTCTATTTGAGCCTTCAAATTATTATAATCATCAGGTTTTATACCCCCTCGATTTACCAAATCAAGTAAAGATTTTTCAATACCTGATCTCCATTTTATGTTAGAAAGTTTACGTTGGTATAATTGATTATTCGTTTCTTTATCGGGGAGTATATCTCTTTTGTAATTATCCAATAAGTCATCGGATAAATCTTTTGTATCTTCATAAATACCTTCAAAATCTATATTAGGGAAATCTTGTTTTAATTTTTCTGCTTCTTTTCTTTTTCCTTCATCAATAACTGGTTGGGCCATACCCCTTGACATACCCATTTCAATATCTGAAACTGGCTTAACTGCCTCACTTAGTTGCTTAAATTTTTTGGATAAACTTACCGGGTCTGTTTCTACTAATTCACCAGATGGTGTAGAATACATTTCAACCGTTGGTATCTCTGTACCACCCACGCCACCAGATAGGGCATTGCCAGCTTCGAGTGAAGAACCCTCGAAATCGACTCTTGCGGATTTTTTTTTTAATGGTACGGCTTGTGGATTTTCTTTTAAAAATACTTCTGTTTCCTGAACCGGAATATCAAAAGTATCTTTTCCCATTTTATAAGAAACAACTTCCATTGCATTAGGAAAATCCTTTAAAAAAGAACTTACTTCTTTTTCCGGTATTTCATAAACCCCTTTATCAGTCTTATATGTCTTTGGGTATGCCATTAATTCCTTTTATACTTATTCCATTTATTTGATGATTGTGGCTCTGCTACTTTTACATCTCCTTCTTTCAATACTTTTTCTTTACGCTTTGTATCTGTGTTTACTTTTGTATTAACTGTTGTTCTTGGCAAAACCCCAAGCAAATACTTATCATCTATCATAAATAGCTGCTTACCGTCATTATTTGTTCCGGCTATTTGATAAACCCTTCTTTCCCCATCCACATTAGCTAAAAACATTTCATTAGGGTCAATTTGAGAATCGGCGGGTCTTTTTGAATTTACTAAATCTACTACAACATTAAACGCATCCAATGGCAATTTATTCATTACTGTGCCAATCCTCTTCCCGTTTTGGTTAATGGCAGCATTAGGGTCGTTCATTAATTGGTCTATTTTGGATGATACGTCATTTATAGTAATACTCCTATCCCCTACTTTTATATTGTTTGTTACTCTTGGTTGCGGGGGCAAATGAGTTCTTGCCGATATATGTGGTTGTGGCAATCCATTATCATTAAGCAAATGACTAAAATAAACTCTTTTTAAATCTTCTTCATTTGAAGGTAATACTGAAAAGTTTGGATTTGTTTTTTTAATTTCCTCTTTATGCGTATTCCACAAATAATCAAATTGTGTTTTTAGTATATCATTAAACAATATATCATCCATTGTTTTTTGATTGACTACATTTATTGTTTTCTTTTTACCGTCTATATCAACATATTCTTGCGGAGTTCCAACTAATTCCACTTTTGGCATTACGCCCTCCGGTATTAACCCTGTTTCTGGGTTTGGCTCTACGTTTAATTTACCGTAAAACGGTACGTTTGCTGACCAATTTATTTGAGATTTGTCTTTTGCCTGTGAAAAAAATTCTTTAGGTGTCCCTTTCCCTTCACGAATTATTTTAAGTAATTCATCTGCGCCTTGTGAATATTTCCATGCGTTGTCTTTACTTAATAGTTTTGATAAATAGTCGTTCTGGGTTCCTATCTTTACTGGATTAAATGAAATACCTCCTTTTTCATCTTGAACTAATAAATCATCATCAACAGATTTTTGTAAATCAACTAATAATTTTTGGAGGTTAAGATTAGGATTTTCTTTTACTGCTTCTTTTGCTAATTCTTCTTGAGCAAGTAAATTGCTTTTGTAAGTTGAATATCCTTGTGCAACAGGCATCAAGTCTTTCTGCATACTACTATATAATTCATCGATAGGCATTTTATTTTTAGGGTCTGAATACTTATTTCGTATTTCATAAAGTTTTTGTATAGCTAAATCATTGGCTTTTACTGATGCTGATTTATAATCTGCCGGATTAGTAGCATCTTCTATAAGTTTTATTCGCCTCCATTTGTCAGCATCTTCTTCTTTTTGTTTTTGCTGTTTTTGTTGAGCAGCTAATTCCTTATCCCTTTGATAATATGATGCTGAAGCAAGTTGTGCTTCTGTTGGCATAGGGTTAAATGAACCCCCATAATCTTGCAAGATTGCTCCACGCCTTGACATTAACTTACTTGTTTAAATGATACGTCTATCTTTGAATAATCAACTGCTAAGTATTCACCAATATTAAATGATGCTTGCGGAACTTCATCAGCCATTACACCTTGATACCTTGCATTGCTTCCTAAATAACTAAACTCATAAATATTTATACCGCTTGGTGATTTACCAATAACACGATAATTATGCTTTAGTCTTTTATCGCTCATGCCCATCATCCCTCCACCACCGCCCATTGATGCTCCCGGCGCACCCATTTGGCTCCAATCATTGCCGCCTTGCCTACGCATTTTGTATTGTGTAAGCACTGTATTTACTTGGTCTTGCCATCGTCTTACTTCATCGTCAAACATATCTTTGTGTTCTTGTGTCATACCGCCATAAGCGGAATTAAGATTATTCAATTTATTGTAATAATCCTGACCTTCCTGCATTTGAAGTGAATTAAAGGCATCTGTTTGTTGACCTTGTATTCCTGCTGCTGCTGCAAGTGCTTGACTTGAATCGGTAGCATTTCGGGTAATACCTGACATGGCATTTGCACCTGAACCATAAATATTGCGTTCACGGGCTGCCGCTCCCGGCATCCTTGAATTTAAAAGTGTTTCTGCAAGGGCAAGTGTTTTTGCAGCATAAGGTGAAGAAGTATATTTAGGGTCTTCTTTAATTAGCTTGCTTAATTTTTCATCGGCTTTAATTCCTGCAATAGAATTAAAAATAGTTCCTACTGTTCCCATAGCCCCCTGAATAATTGGGCCTATCATTGAACTTGCCATAGTTATTAAATTTTTTTATTAAAAACCATCATTCCTTGTGGTGTATCTGTTAAGTAATAATATCCTGCTTTAGTCATCATTTTTTGGGATGCTTTGTTTTCTTTGTCAACACTTGCACAAACAAAACGTACATCAAAAGCCTCCGCAAATCTTGTAAGCCCTTTTATGGCTTCTGTTCCGTAACCTTTACTTTGATATTCAGGACGTACATAACAAAAGACTTCCATTACTTTATGTTCTGTTGGTGGACAGATATACCCACACTCCAGCACTTCTTCGCCTTTATCTTCCCCTACCCAAAACGTATAAAATTTATGTATTTCTTCTGGTGCTTTTTTCATTGGTTCTACGGAATATCTTAGTACGTTTTGCCTTCCTTCTTCATCTTTTACATGACCTACATTGCTATAAACCCTGCTAAGTAATTCATAGTAGTTTAATGGTCGTATGGTCATGCGTGGTGTACAAATCATACATTTACATTTCCTAAAGATGGCGTAAAGGTTATATTAAAGAACTTTAAGGCTAAATTGTTTCCTGAACTAACTGTAAATTCAGCCATAAACAACATCGCCACGCTTCTCATTCTTTCCCCGGTAAGCCTACCCGTTAACACATTACCTGTTGCCGTTGGCTGGATTATATTACGCTGAAATGTACCATTCCAAACTCCCTCTAACGGCCTAAATTGGTAATCACATAAATCACTTATTTGTTGATATGGGTAGTCATTGTAAAGATATAAATAACTTGGTTGCATATTTGCTTCAACAGCAACGGCATTGTACGTCTTTGGAACGTTTGGGTACATATTAGATGCAAACATAATTTTAGCCTTGTATTGCACTCCGTAAAATTCGCATGGATTATCGTATTGGTTATGCCTGTATAATTGTCCTGCTTTGAAAGAATACAGTTCGTTTTGAATGACGGCAAAGCCTTCTGGATTGAAAGAATAGCTACCTATCCATCGGTCATTTTTAAGGTCATAAACAATGGTTTTACCCTGCATATCCAGTATATCAAATGGGTAGATGGTATTGCTTTCTGCATCTATGTTGCTGCTGAAAACGGGTAAATATCCTTTAGGTGGATCGGTTGCCAATTTGGGAATAGAAAACAGCAATTCATCATGTGCAGGGTCAACGGCTGAAAAAACAAATGGCCTCCCTCCAAGGGCTTCTATTTCGGCTGCGGTCATGGAATTGTACTGATAGCACCAATTTTTCCAGAAACGTATCATTTTGTAGTTGGAAACAGGGAACAGTCCATTAGCGGAATATTGTATTACCCTGCCATTGTTTGCATCCAGCCAATACACATTACCCCTGTATTCAACAACGCTTTCCGGGTTTATGGTTCCAAAACTTCCTTTGAGAACATTTACTGTTCCGATTACATTAGAGGCTTGTGCCAGAAAAGCATTGCTACTGGCTCCTACTAACTGAACTTCTCCAAGATAGCAAGATGCCGTTTCTTGCTCTCCAATAGCCAACATTACATTGCCCTGTTCCTGAACTTTGCTGGTTTGTTGTAGTTTTCTTAATGTACCAAGTGCTAATGGAAGTATTTTCTCATCAAGTGCATCAAAGGTACTTAGCCCGTTTGTTTGGCTTCCCTCAATAATTACATTACTCCATTGTACGGCTGTGTATTTTTGTACCTGAACGGAATTAATAACAAAGTTTGGCTCCCCGCTATTGGTGTTCCATTCTTTCCAGAATTTTACTGCCGGGGACATATTCTCTGCATTGTAACTGCCGGTAGGTGAGAATCTACCAAACCTATAAACATCGCCATAAATATTCCCGCCAAGACTTCCGTATGTACGGGTAATATCACCGGGATTATTTATTGCAACAGTAAGTCCGGTAGTGTAGTATGGTTCAGAACCAAGTTCGGCATAAGGGCTGTATAATTCAAATATGATATTTGGCTGGGTGGCAAAGTTCCCTAAGTTTTCAAGTGTAGCAATAACATAGTTCCCATCTTGGGTAATAACTTTCAGGGAATATATTGTTGCACTTGCGGATAGCCATAACTTTATAATATCATTTTCCTGAAACTGGTACCCCATCCCTGCCGCATTGAGTAACCCTAAGTCAATAGCAAGTCCGTATGCCCCGTTTGAATAAGCATCCTGATATGTTATAACATTGGTATTGGGGTCTTTAATTGCATATTGCATTTTACCTGCTTTTGCCTGAACAAAGAACCTTGTGCGAAGATTTTTTGTCATTACTATTTCATAGTAATAAGCATCTTCAGGTATTTCATTTACAGCATTTGCATTTGATAAAGTCCATGCAATATAATAGTAATAGGTTGAATCAAGATAATCCCTGTCGGGTACTGTAAATCGAAGGGTATCGTTTGTAAATACGTTCCCTATAACCCTTTTATACTGGTCACGGAATATAATGCCTATCTGGTATGTGCTGGCACTATGAAAAGATGGGTTTTGATAAGGGGTATGATTTGTTTCCGGCACAAGGCTTATTGCCAGCGAACTTAGTGTAGGCGTATTGTACGATACAGTATTATTCCCTAAAAACAATCTGTTAAGGCCGGTTTCAAGTGTTTCACTTAAAATGGGTACGCTGTCAAATGGCTTTACCGAATAATCATCACTAAGGGCAATTCCTATCCTGTTATTATAAAATACATAACTAAGCGGGTCTATGCCTGCATTGTGATTTGCTATTTCAGTTGCTTCGGATGCTATTCGTTTATCCCAAGTTTTGATTATAAAAAATCTTGTGCTTCCAGCATAACGAACACAAAAATCAACTGTTTGAACATCTTGTGGTATATGCGGAGCGTTACCGCTTGCGTCTGTTGCTACTAATTCTACGGCATTGTAGGTATCTGTTATGGTATTGTAGTTAACCAGTTTTGATACCGGGGATAGTACGCTTATTTCATTATCCCTGAATGTAAACCGCCATGCAAAATACCCCGCAAATTCCTCAACAAAATTAACCGTTACGCCTCCAAGTGTTGTTTTACTTGGATTAAGTGGGTAGGCGGGGGGCATCCGTATAAGCGAAATAACGCTTGCTTCAAGCGGGTTTGTGTATGCTGTTTGTGAAGTAGAATAAGACGGGTTATTCATTTTGATAGCCGCATCAATATTCAGTTTTCTTGGCTGGTTGTAGTTATCTGTCCAATATGCAACCCCGTTAACAACCCTCCCGTGTATAAGATGGTCTTTGCTGAAATTAAGACCGCCTGTTACTTGTGAAGATAAAAGTGCCAGATAAATCGTATCTGCTGTCCTGTCGTAAACTTCTATTTTATGTTGGGTCGTTGTTTGGTTGGCATAAAAATACACAATTCGATTGCCTACAATATCCTCTATTTTACCTATTTCAATAAAACTTACAGAAGGTGATGGTGTGGATATTCGCAGCGTACCTCCAATACTTTCTATGGTAGCCGTGTACCCTTTATCAGTACTGGCAGAACGTATGTTTTGGGCATTTACCCATTGATTTTTACCTACGGCAAAAAAATCATCATCGGCATTAAGTATGCCGCCATCCTGCCCTAATTCAGCAAAATATTTTTTCTCTTTTTCCATTATCATGGTGGTGGTGGTTCTTCTCCTGAAACAATATTTTGTTCATCTACCATATAATAAGTTTGGCCGCTTATAACCATAAACGGCGTTGCCTTACTTTTATCAAACCAAATGGAATCTCCTGCCACCGCTACATCACATAAATCATTAACCATTTGTACCGTACCAAAATTTAATGCGCTACCATCTGCCACAATATTTTGAGTACTTATGGAAGGTATTACAACAACTTTCCCTGCGGGTAATATTAAATCACTTAATGCCATTATTCCCGACCATAAATGGGTTGCCAAATAAAACTTATAGTTTGTGATGCGGTTGCCGTTCCAACCAAAAACTTCCCAACTAATTGAATAAATTCTCCGGGGTTTACAAATATCGGGGCATCCCCAAAATCAATGGTTATTGCGCCGCCTTGTGGTCCCTGTCCAATAGCTGCCCCTACCGCCCATGTCATATATCCTAAAGCAACCCTTCTTGGTGCTTTAGCGGCAGCAGCTTCGGCAGTAGCCAGCGATACAGCAGTATGGCCATACGCAAGAGAAAATTGTATTGTAGTAGCTGTTGTCGCAACAGCGGCCCCTGTATTTACGGCATCTAATTTTATTCCACGTACTATCAACCTGCGCCCTTGTACGTTTGCGGTTCCAGCAGGAACTTGATATGACCCCCAAATACCATCGGTAGCGGCTGCGGCTGCGGCGGTTACTAATCCTTGACCACCCAATCCACCCGGAAGGTTTGCTGTAAGGGCCGTGTTTGAAGGGGCTGCCGCAGTAGGGTTTGTAGAGTTTGGATATGTTGCGAGAGAACCCATTGTACCACCTGACAGCCCTTGATAAGAACCATATATGCGTTGCCCTAAAACAGATGCGGTTTGAGAAATATTAGGGCCACCTATCGACATTGCATAATCGTTTAATACAAACGACAATGCTGCTCCCGCTGCACCTCCCGTTATTGCATGACGAAGTGCTACTGGTAAGGATGAAGACATACATGGCTGCCCCTGACCATTTGGAGTTGAAATTGTTCCATACAATACATTGTCAATCCAAAACTTTACTTCTCTTTCATGGAACGCAATAATAAATTGGTATTTTTTATTGTTTACATAAGTAAAAGTAAAAGTAGATGTTGTTGTTTCCGATCCATTTGAGTTTATAACCCCAATTAATCCAGACGAATTTAATCTAAAATACACCCCGTCCGTAGGTGCGTATGGGTTTGACGTATTTGCCCGGAACATCCCAAAGTCAATAATTGTATTGGTAGTTGGGGCTGCTGTAAAGCTGCCTTCTATTTCGCAATAAAGCTGTGCTGCTCCCAAAATTGGGAACTCCGCATAAGTATTAAATGAGGTTCCTGTTGTAGTCGTTGTAATATTTCCGCTATTAGTAGTAAGCCCCGCCGCTGTCCAACCATTTGTCATGGTGGTATTTCTGTAAGCAAACTTCCCTGTATTCTGTGCTGTATAGTTAAATGTTTCGTTATCAAACAATGCTTCAGAAGAAACTCTTAATTTATAATCATCGTCTGTTTCTGGGCTTAAAACATAACGCTCCCCTGTTACAGAACCAGAATCATTTTCGCTATACATGGCAGGGGCGTTCCCTTCCCCTCCCCCAATAGAAGTTCCGTCTGATTTATTTCCGGGTAGAATTACCTGAATGTTATTGCTGGAATCAACTTCTCCAACATTTCCAGAAGTATTGCCTTCTATTCTAAACCCTGCCATAAAATAGGTTTTAAGTTTTAAAAATTAATTCCACATCCACCTTACCGAAAAAGTACCTGTTAATCTCCAATCGGTACTTGCCACAATATCAAACCCTGTTCCTGCAACAATATTACCACATACTAATCTTATAGGCACTATATTGTGTTCATACGCATTATGAGTAGCGGTGGAATCGCTCATCAGCCACGCCTGAACATAAGAATTAGACAATATAGAAGTTTGCCCTGTTACCGTAGTCGTTACTACATTTGTTCCGGGGATACTTCCAAAATTCAGTACGGCAGTTCCCGTATTCGCAGATGAAGAAGAACCCGGTGCAACCAAGTTCTCTATCTGAAACTTTCCGTCTGTTCTGTATATTCTTCTCATCCTAAACTAAAATAATAATCTACACTTCCACTGGTAACAATATGTATGGCACTTCCAGCCAAAAGCAAGATATTGTCATCAATATAATAAGTATATCCAGCCGCTAACGCATTATCCTTTGGAGCAATCCTTCTGTTATTCCCATTACTATCCTGAACATATATGTTTATCGTTACGCTACCAGCGGTATTGTTAGTAACGCTTCCTGATAGTATTTTAGATGGTATATTCATTGCCACCTGCAATACAGAACCACTTGTTGTACCTTCAAATACAGGCATTAGCTTCCAAGTATAGAATTTAACAATGTAAGTGCGTCTGTTAGCGTAGTGGCTCTTGTATTGGTTACTTTAACATCGGCGTATGGTATTTGGTACACATCCCCACCAATGGTAACATACACATAAGCCCCATCGTTGCTTGGCTTAAATTTAGCCTCCGCTTTTGCGGTTGCTGCGTAATAAGCCGGGAACCCGGTAGTTTGAGTAATTATAACCATACCTGAAACTGTTGTAAATGTGGTTAGTGCCATATTAATTAAGTTTTAATCCCGGCGGTATATGCGTTACGCAGGGTGTTAAGAATATCCGTTTTTGTTATTGGATTAAGCAAAGATTTAAGCCTTCTTTTTTCATTATAAAATGTCCTTGCTTCCATTGAATCTTTTATTGTTGCGTTGGGGGATCGTTGCCAATCTATCCATGTCTGAATAGCCCTTGTAGCCATTGTGTCTATTTGGCTTGCTGCATTAGATGACTGCCCATCACTTATGTATAAAAGCACAATATTTGTTTCAAAAAAAGCAGGGGTTAATTGTAGTTGCCGTCTTTCTTTGAATACTTGGTATCCTTGTGCCGTACCTCCCCTTGAACCAAATCTACGCCCTGTTGCTTCCCCGTAATCATTCACATTCCAATAGTAATTCCATTGCATAGGAAACCCATAGTAAACATTTGGTAATCCTGTTGTGTTTTCTTGTCCGGGGTATGGTACAAATTCTCCTGAAGTAGTATCGTGTATTCGTAGTGGGGTAAGCCAATCTTGTTTTGGAAGGGGGGCTAATGACCCTGAAACCGGCGAAAACACGCCCAAGTCATCTACAAAATCATCTGGCAAATCAACGCCACCATAATCTGAAACAGGCAAGTTAGCCGCATTTATTACTTGTAGCGTATCTTGGGTAAGATATTGAAGGGCAGTTGAACTATGATACAGCCCTTCTGGATAAAAATGAATAGGTAAGCCTCTTTGAAGAAGCCACCCCCTAACAATAATATCTAAGTTCGTTAATATCATTTTTTATGATGTTTCACACGGAACATTTTACAATGGTTGCTTTTGTTCTTTTACTGGAATATTCTGCTGCTGCTTTGTCGTTGGGTCAACTATCATATCTGCTGTACCCACTACACTAAACAGTTTTATTACTTCTTGCTTTATTGCCATTTCGTGTTCTGGGAGCAGGGGAAGTATATCCCAATCCCCGTACTGTGAAATATCCATCACCGCCAGCCTCATAGCCAGTACTATATCGGGAAACAGGGATTTTATGTCTTTAGTAAAAAACAGTTTATCCCCAAAACATTCATACCCTACCTGATTAAGCAAGTCGCTAAGTAGTGGCTGGGATTTTATAAGCCCTCCTTGCCCCATTTGAAGGGGTATAAATTCCTTATCGTATTCGTAGTTACCGTCTGTGGTATATTTTGGATAAACAGCCCATACGCCCATATTACGGGGCAATTTCATGGGTTTTATCGGTAGTGTGGCTTGGCTCTTACCATTGGAACTTACTACCTCTATGCCTTCATAAAGCCCTAATACCGTACCATTGGGTATCATTTCTCCCATCGGGAGATTAGAAGTAATGTAGTCTGTCTTTAAAAGGCTATTGGCAACTTGGCCTATGGCTATTTTTATTTCATTCAGGGATATATTGGTTGCAGCCTGTATATTTCCGCCAGACAAAATTTTGAGGCACTCCTCCGCAATTCTTCCTATGGTAATTACTGCCATTACTGCCTATTTGTGTTTAAGTAATTTTGTTGGCTTTTTATTCCAGACCATTGCATAACCTCTTGACTACCAATGTTTATTCCGATTGAACTCAACGCTTTGATAATTATTGAAGGTATTTCCGTTTCTCTCCACTCTAATTGGGTAGAAGTATTTGGGTCATAAACAATTATACGTCCCGAAATAACAGAATATCCAAATACGGGTTTTATTGGACGGCGAAGGTATGTTACGTTTCCATTGTAAACGCCTATTGGATAAAGCCTGAATGTACGTGGTGCTGTTTGTTCTCCTATTGGGCTGGTGATGGTTACGGGGTCAATTTGGGAATTTAGCCGTTGCGCCCTTGTATCTTCATTTACTAAGTCAACGGGGTAATAAACGGTTCTATTGCTTACCTGAAAGTAAATCTGAATATCTAAAAGGTCAAGGTAAGTGCTATCTGGGACTATTACATACCCTGAAATTTGGGTAGTAAAGTTGTAGGTTTCCCTGAACGGGGATAGGGCATCTTTTATCAGTTGGGACGTGGCATACTTTGGTTTTAGGTCGGAATAAAGGGCCATTTGCCCAAAATCCAAAAGGTCTTCCAACTCCTCAATAGTGTACCAAGAACCTGTGAATTTATTGATGTAGAAATTAAGAAAATTGAAAATATCGTTTAAGTTCACTTGGCCTTAAAGTTTTCCAAATTTACACTTTAACTTGTTTCACTTTTTTGGGCTTTACCCGTCCTAAGATATGGGTTTGGTTGAGGATAATAAACGGCTTCCCGTTTATCTGGTATTTTTGAACTTTTAGTGGGTTGTAGTAAATCAGGTCGCCCGGTTCGGCATTTACCCGTTTGTGACCTACTTTTGGCCTCCCTATGTGCATCAATACTGATGACTTGCATTTGCGGGATTTTCTGGATTCGGGCTGCATGAAAATTTTATCTTCTTCAAACTGTTCAGCCATTACATACCCGTTTACCATTTGAATATCTATGGGTGTAATCACCCCGAATATCTTTGTTATATCAGCTAACCAATATTCTTTACCCTTGTATTGTATTCTATTTCGGTATATCGGATCGCCAACGTCCTGCTTTTTTTGGTAAAAATCATAGATAACGCTGAATGAAAAAAGTACCGTATCACCCACATTTATCCCTTCCAAACTATAATCTTTGTAATGGCCTTCGTCTGATATGGAAACGGGGAGGCTTTCAACAGTACCAACAATGTTAACAAGGTCTTCAAGGTGTACCGAAGTGTTATCCTCAATAGATATTCTCTTTGTCAAATCGCCAAAGTCTTTTATGTACTTTGACTTAACTGATACGATTACTTTATTTTGCGGTGATTGAAGCATTGATTTTAAACTTTTCGTATTTTTTAGGTTCTTTTTTTATCCGGTTCCAATAATACCATTCGGCCATTGCATAAAATATTGTATCCCTTTCTGCCTCTGAATTACTGTAAGAAGGGGCTACGTTACCATGAAGGCATCCTCCATAACTTACATACAAATTATATTCAGGTAGCGGTGCGTTTACCAAAGCATCAAAATCTGGCATTGATACTATAACCCCAACATAATGCGGGAATGATTTTTGAAGTATATAATAACAAAGTACGCCTTCATTATTTTCTTCCCTATATGTAATAAATGGTTGCATTATATTTTCACACTGTATTTTGTTTTTGTCTTGTAATATGGCAATCCATTACACATAACTTCGTATTTAAAAATGGTAAATACCCAGAATTTAAAGGAACTTCTCCACATCTTTTTTTCAATATCCCAACACTTTCCACTCCATTTTAATAGCAATAATTTATTAAAAGTAAACCTATTGGTTAGAATATAAGAATATCTAACATTACGTCCATCATGTGTTTTTGACAGAACTTTTTTGTATAGTATTTTTTTAATTAAATTATTCATCTGTAAATAAAATGCTGAAAGTCTTTCAATATCCCATTGTAATTAACTTCCTGAAATTCGTGGTTTGCTGATTTCGCTGGTCTTTGCAAAGCAACGTATGGGAAGCAAACATAAAAATCTCCTTTATCTTTTTGGTCTGTATCTATATGCCCGTTATTGGGGGAACTTAGCCATTTATCGTAATAGCTTTCATTGATTATAATTAATTGGTTACCTACCCACCAATCTACTTTTACAACGGGTGGCTTATAATCAAATTTGTTATCTATTAGGTACGACCCGCCAATATAAACATCAAAACTTTCCGGCTTATTTTCTAAATAGTAACGCCATGCGTCATCACAAGTAAACCCCAAATCATCCTCTGCAATACAAACTTCTTTTAACCCATTATCTTTTGCCCATTGAACAATCATTTTATGAGAAGCGGTTATGTTCTCTAACACTTTTGGCTTATCAATAATAGCAGCCCATACCTTATACCCTATCCCATATTTTTCACATTGTTCAATTAATGGCTCTATCCTTCCTATTATCCTATCGTCATGTATAATGTTTAAATCCATGTACAAACATTTACTGTATTGGAAACGGCTGTGGTATGTGGCATCCCTTCTGGTTGATAATCCAATCTGTATTTAAAAGTTGATAGTATTTCTTTCATACCGTACACATATTCAGCCCCCGGTTCTGTATCGTGTACAACTATAACATCTGCATCATTGCTCATTTCGGATATAGCATTTTCCCTAAGTTCTCCGGGGGCAAAATCAATAAATAAAACAGCACACGGTTGGTATGAGCAAGCACACCCAATTAAATCTTCTGCATAATCTGTGGCATCAAATTTATCTACCCATTCTTTGTTATTATCTAAAGAAATAAACCATTGATTATTTTGCTTACAGTAATTTTGCAAGAGTAAAGTAGAACCATAACCACACCCAACCTCAATAACATTACCAATACATTTGTTAACAGCCAACCACAACAAAGGTCTATGACTATCCCAATCATTAGTACTTTGCCATTCTTCTGGAACTCCTTCTATGTGTCTTGTTACTGCTCTCATTTGATAAATATTATTGCTGTTTTCCACATACCATCTTCAGTTTCAAAATCACGATGGTCTTCTTGAATATGGATATGTTTTTCAAAAGGTTCTAATAATTCTAATGCTTTTGGGCAACGCCAAACATAATCTTGGTTGTAATTATCGCATATTAAAATACCACCACCCTTTTTATTCTTAAAATATTCTACTGCTTTAACTACTGCTTCATATCGGTAGGCATCGTCAGAAATTATTACATCTGGTTCAAACCCTTCTGGGAAAGCTAAGTAGTATTCGTCTTTACCTTCACAATCATTGCAAGGACGTATATGGTGAGTTAAATTAGTTGCAGCGCATCTTACCCATTGCGGATTACGTTCTATAACTGCCAAATCTTTACATCTTGATGCCAACCACGCATCCCCTAATCCTGCCCCATACATCAATACATTTTTATCCGACAAATCCATTGACTTTATTTCATACAATGCCCCATGAGTAAACCACGGCATTATCAATCCTGTTTTTTCATCATACTTTTGACCAAAAGATAGTTCTATCATAGTAATTGTTTATATTGTTCATTGTATGTGCGAAGCCATGTAAAATCTTCTTGTGGAAAGTGATACTTTAATACTTCCATTATAATGGCAAAGTTTTTTTCTTCGTAGCCGGGACGGTTTAGATGATAGTCTATTGTATCTGGATTAAGCCTATCTAAAATGTATGAATCATCACGATCATAGCGTCTGGTCGCCCATTGGGTTCCTTCTTTGGCTCTTGGTATTAAATTATGATTTACTTTACTTATGTTTAAAAAACTTTGTTCTTGATCTACTGACCATCTATTACCACGGTAATGCTCACATTCATCTTCCCCCAAAAGTTCATCTATTGCCCGTTGGTATGTTTTACCGTTAAGATTAAATGCTTCACGCCAATGAACTACATCACCAACAATATAACACTGCGGGAATTGACCGTTAGGGACTAAATCACTACCTATAACGGTCATTGTAGTATTATTGAACCAAAATGGTAATTGTAGCAAAAGCATATCAACATCACTTGTTATCAAAATTTCATTTTCTGGTAAATCCAAACAGGCAGCATAATTTCTCAAACATTGGGCATAGGTAGCTTCCTTGTGTTCTGCTGCCCAAAACCATTTCATTTCACATTTTAAATTATTATCTTGAAGTGTCTTTAAAACTAAATCTCCAGTTGGGCAATTCATTGGGTCACGACTAAATGGGGCAAAACAAATAACATCTACTCCAAGACGGTTCCATGCCCACGTTACTAATGGAAGATTCCAAAGGTATAAATCATGGTATGTGCTGCTTATAATTGCTTTTGCCATAATTAAAGTGATTGTATAAACCAAATTACTTTGTCTTTATTATACCCTGTTCCTTTGTAGGCAACCATGTCATCTACTCTTTCGTTTTTTAGCCCTAATTCCCATATCGCTAAGTTTAGGCAACTTTGATCTTGCCGGTGAAATAAAAATCTTGGGTCTGAACTTTGATTGTCATGTAGCCTACTCCCAATGCTTAGACCCGCATCCATGTAATATTTCCATCTTTCATAAAGTTTTTTACCATCTGGATTATCTATTCGTATGCCAACGCAGCCGCTTGCCCATTCTGTCTGTTGTTCAGCTTGATCCCTTGTTTTACCTACGAAATTTAATGAGTTGTCATTTATAGACTGTGCTAAATTATACCCACTGCTAAAAAACCAATATCCTTGTTCTGAAATTATATCAAACATAGGCATAGGATTTTTAACTGCAAAAAAACTTGCGTCAACCCATAATATGTGAGTATAGCCTTGTTTTATTGCCTCTTCAAATGCTGCTATCTTTAAATAGTATGGAATATCATCGTGTCTTGGGCAGTTAGGTGGATAATCTTGCCATGTCATAATATCTCCGCCCCAACCCTCAAAGTTCAAAGACCGTTCTAATCTTCTTACCCCTGCCGGATACCACCCCGAAATTCCTGCCGATATTATTACCGCCTTACGTTCTGTCAAGTCCATTTTGTTGATTTGCGTTTTGAATTTGTATTTGTTGGTTTGCAAAAAGTATTACAGCACTCCACTGTGATGCTTCTATTTTCTTCTCGTTGAACTCTTGTAGCTTTCCTATGGAGGCTAAATAGTCTGTTGCTTGTTGTACGTTATCTATGTTTAATGGTATTAAGTTCATGATTAATTTATTTTACTTTTATTATTATGGGTAATATGCGTCCAAGATTTACCGTTTTTAATAGCCAAAATAATGGGTTGTCCTACTCCATATTTAATAGCTAATTGTCTGGAAGAAAGGTTATTACTAAAAATATCTAAAACATCTTTTTCTGTAAGTTTAGAATTGCCAGAATTTGCCCATCTATTTTTTCTTGCTATGTTCATTTTCTCCTGAACATCTGGTCTCATAAATGGGTGGATACCATTTGCTACCTTTTTTAATTCCCGGTTACGTCTAAATTCTGGCATTTTATCAAAGCGGCCATTTTCAATAGAGTATCTTGTATTTTGAAGTGGCGTTACCCATTCCAGATTTCCTATTCTATTATTTTTTGTATTAAAATCTTTATGATTAACATACAAATGTTTATAATTCTTTACTTTTTTAAAAGTAATTAACATTAGTCTATGAACATATTGTTGGCTCCTGTTCCCATTTATACTCAGTCCAACGGATAAATAATTCCCAACAGTAGACTGCTTGACTATTCTTGGAGTATCTAATTTTTTATGATATACCTTCCCTTTTGATCCGGTAACATGAAACCATCTTCGTACATTTCCAAAAGTACTTATCTCGTAACGTTTACGATACGAAGGAATTGGCTTCCATATTTCATTTATTAAATCCATATCTTGAATTAAAATCTGAACTTATGTGAATATACCGATAAATCTGTTCAGGAATATGTATTTCTGTTTTTAGATGCGGTTTCAATGCCTGCGCCCATTGATGGTCTTCTCCAAAACGAATATGCGGGACTGGGACACTCTTTGCCAATTCTGTTCGTATTACTGATTTAAAAAAAGCGGTTCTATGAAAGTGGAAACCATCGGGGAATAGATTGTTCCCATCCCCTTCCCAATCTGCATATTCATTGCTGTGGTTTGACTTGTACTCTTTGCCGTCTATGTTTACATACTCCTCGAAGGTTATAACATCAACTTCTGGATTACTTCTAATGGCTTCAAGTATTAGCTTTATTGCGGTTGGCGATATATCATCATCGTCATCTATTTGCCAACTGTATAACCCCTTTGCTTCATTATACATTATTTCTCTTTTACCCCCAATGGATAATTGCTTTTTGTCAAACAGGGATAGTATTTCTACTTCATTATTTGAACGCCAAATATTCATCCATCCGTTACCATAACCTTCGTAATACCCTATTTCTCTTTTTACCCCAGACTGTTGGAAAATTTTCTCCAATAAATTATTCCACTCTGCCAACCTCCCTACAACAGTGGGTATCAATATTGATAAAATTGGTTGCGTCATTGTCTTTCCCCGTTTTTAAATACTGAAATTATTTTTTCCCAATTATCAATATCTTCTTGTTTTTCATAAACATAATAAACAACTCCTACATTAAGTATCATTGACTTGGTTACATATCTTGTGGCATTGTGTTTTTTAGAACTGTTTTCAGCGTATGATTCTGCTTGGGATAATCCTGTATAATGTTTCATAATTAAAAGTTGTGAACTCGTCCTCCTGCAATTATTTTTCTATTTACTATTTCTTCGTCCTTTAACCCAAATTTAATGGCAACCCTTTCATTATAATTCTTTTCATCTACGCCCCACAATGACTGTTGATAATCGAAAAGTTCATCCCTTTCTAATCCGTGTACATGATATGCGGGATTTTTATGCACGTAAAGGCCGTATGTATTTAAAAAGTGGTATCTGCCAAGCATCTTAGAAACAGCCATCGTTTCATTATCGCAAAATAAACTTAAATAGCTTGGGTGATATATGTAACCAAACCTTTCATAGTATTTTCTTGTGGCTATGTAAAGGGTATTTAAAATATCCTTAGTGTCTTCTTCTGGTAAATGAAGAAGCAGGTCGTAATCATGTTCTTGTAACGCATCTTTTGCTTCGCCCCTTATTATATCGTCAAAGCCAAAGAATGTACAAACCATATCGTTACTCCAACAAATAACTACATCCCAATCGTAGTCAGGCATGGAGCGGTTTATTGCTGCAATTTTAGAACCAGATAGCCCCCATTCTATTGAAATATTAGGATATAAACTTAATGCAGATATTACTTGCTCATTATTCAAAACCGGGTCATCCGTATCAAGCGTAAGGCTTATGTGGTAGTTATCTCTATCTCGGATATTGTTGTTAAGGCTATTCAAACTTTCAAACAAAGATTTCTCTCTGCCCCTGCATGGAAATTTGAATAAAAATTTCAATGGTTCTTTCATAGCTATTTTTCTTCTGTTACCTTGGCCCAAACATTACCATGTGGGAATGGCCTTCCATCAAGCCAGACGCAGCTTTTCTTTTGATAGTGTGGGAGGCTTTCTCCAACTCCTTTGGGATAAATAACAACATCCCCAACCTTGTATGTAGTAGATAATTCATTGCTTACTTCCACCACTTCTGCTTTTTCAAGTTCAAGTTCAACGGCAAATATGCCTCCTTCCGTTTGTTGTAGTTCTTCATAGATAGGGGTTACAATTATTTTTGTACCCAATGGTTCAATTTTTATCATATTACTGAATTGTTTTTATAGTGTTCCCAACGAAAATATTGTTCTTTTTTTTGCGGCTTTTGACACCTGCTTTTCCTTGTCTTTATCCCCAATAAAACCATGTTCCTCCAAAGTGTTGTTCTGCTTACCTTAATCCTCATGGCTATAATTTCAACACTTTCTTTATGGGACAAAAGTTCCCTAAGTAACTCCACATCTTGTTCTGAAATACTTAATTTCTTTAGGCCCAAGGTTTTTAAAAAATGGTTTTACAAAGATTAGGATTTTTTATTTATTTATTACTTTTTAGTTTTTACAGTATCCAGTTGTTGATTTACTTGTGTGATTATTTTCATGTAAATTCCTTGACTTTCTTTTAATGGAAGTTCGGCAACCCCTTTTAGAACGGACGACCATTCACCTACTGTAAGTTTTACTATTGGCTCCTTTTCTTGTTGGGGTGGAATGGTTTGAGAAAGCAAAATACCAAAGGCAATTACACCTAATGAGTAGATAAGTAATTTTTTCATTGATTTATTTTTTTGTAGTTCAAAGGTAAGCCCCCTTCCTTTGTGATTTTTAGTTTGGTTTATTGTGGATGGTTAGTTCATGTCTTGGTTAACTACAATTTCATCGCTTGCTTCATCACCCCATGCACATACAATAAGGTATCCTCCATTTACTGGTTGTAGTACTACGGGGTCTGGGATGTGCTGTACTTTATATCCATTAACCTTGTGCGTTGACGGGATTTCCATATCTTTTAATGGAGCGCAAATTTTCATTTTTGCCTCATCACCCCTAACTGTTAAATAAGAATGACCTAAACTAAAATATGAATTTATTCGTTTACTAAAATATGTGGATGTGGTATTGCCGCTCGAAAATGTGGCTGACCCACCTTTAGATATTCCCCATACATCTTCTTTACACTCTTTAATCCCAACGGTAGTTAATATTTCACCTTTACTTCCTATTAAAACTCCCAATATCAAATCCTCCGGTTTGCATTTAAAACTTTCTATCATCGACAATTTGCTTTCAGGCACAAAACCTTTATACATTGATGTGTTGCCACATACTAACCCATATTTTTTACAAATCTGCTTAACTTGTTCTTCTGTAATAAATTTATTGTTTGGGTAGTTTATTCGGTAGTACATAACCAAGTCGGCTATTTCCTTGGTTGTAGCAAGTTTATTTTCAGTTTCAATAGCCACAACAGCTTCCCTTGTTTTATTAAATCCCAATGCAGCCAATCGCTTACCTTTTGCCAAGTCCTTTTCTTCTAATTGCTTTAATAAGCAAGTCGCTTCTTGCAAGATATTATCCCCTGCCGTAAAAAACTCATTATGGATGGCTTCTACCTCTTTAGGATATTTCCTTTTTGATACTTTGGGTTCAGCAACCAATACTTCAGTTACAACCTTTTCTTTTTTTCCAAACAATTTGTTAAACATGGTAATTATAGTTTTAAAAGTTAATAATAATCAAAGCTGTTGTTCAGTACATTCAATCCAATCAAATTCTTGTTCGCTCTCAATCCCTTCTCCGGGGAATAAATAGTAGATTTTGTTTTTCATTGTGTGGGGGTTTTATGTGGTTGAATAATGTTCAATGACTGTTCTTAATTGTTGTTCTGTTATCTTATTTATTTTTCTGTGTGCCAGCGTCATTTCCGCCACCATTTCTTCTCCATAGGTCATGTTCATAAATTCAAGGTATCTTCTGTAAGCAAAGCCATTTTTATTCAGGTGCATATCTAAGTTGCAATAGGAACATCCGGCATGGCAGTTATCTTCATCAAATCTTAGTGAATAAACGCCTCTATCAATGAAGTGTAAGGGCTGAACTATTTTCTTACCTTCTTTATCTACTTGCTCTAAGTTATAAACTTTACCACACCCCACACATTGGATATTCCCATTTTTATCGGCATCCCTATTCCGAATAAATTGTGAAAATAACCTATCCGCCTCCCTTAGTAATTCTGACTTTGTTTTATGCTTTTCTGCCATTTCTCTATTCCCATCATCAGTAACCGCTAAAACCCTTAATGCTCTACCGTCTTTTATAACTGCGTTTTTTCTTTGTTTTTTTATGGCCCTTGCTACTATACCATCCTTATCAATATCTGTTCTTAGGTATTGGTGGGATTTACAGTAACCTGTTCGGGTTTTCTTATCCGTCCCAAATACAAATTGGGAGCAACCTATAACTTCACATACTCTCATAATTATGCGTATATAAAAGGTGTTTTATTTCTCCTACTTCCGGCAAGCATCTGTGCTAAATATCCCTTATCCATACCTATAGTCTTGGCCGCCTCTCTTGCACTTTCGTAATAAATTCCAGTTTGTGTATTTAATACTACTTTGGCTGATGGAGATTGGCTTCCCGTTTTTCCATACATCCCGTTCTTTTCGCCCTTAGCTTGTCTATTACGCTTTACCATATCCTCCGAATTGTCTTTATAGGTTCCCCACGATAAATTGCTTACATGATTATTTTGTGGATTATCGTCATTGTGCCTAACTACGGGATAATTATGTGGATTGGATATAAAATGAATTGCAACCAATCGGCTAACTAAACGCTTATGTCTTTTACCATTTTTAAATAAAGTAACTCTAAAATGCCCAAAATCCTTGGTGTCTGGCTTTAACATTGTTTGCGGGAAAGGCCTTCCTAATCTGTCTTTTCTTGCAAGAGATAATACATCTCCATTATCCGAGACTTTATAAAGACCTTCGAAATCAATTATATCTTTCCACTCAATCATTTTTCAATTTTGAAGTTTAACCTTTCTTCAATTTTAGCCAATTCTTCTGGGGTAAAATCAATATGCCCTTTCATTTTTTTAGACAGTTCTGGCTCTGCTATTTTAACCTCGAAAGAAAGCCAGCGTTGGGTTCTTCCGTCCAAAGCCCTTCTTATCTGTTCTGGTATTGTAAGCACTATTTCTTCCATAATTTTAGTCATTTAAGACAAAGGTAAAACAAAGTTTTTAAATAAACAAGGAAAATATTTTTAAGAAAGTTTGGAAGTATGGATTATTTTCCCTTACCTTTGTTTTGAGATTTTGAAAGGAGGGGATAAGTATTACTAAATAAAACTACAATGGGAGCAACTAAAGAAAGAAGGGCAGAATTGAAGGCTGAACGCCATAATCATTGGTTGCAGGAATATTGTCGAAAAAATAAGTTTTTGGCTGACCCTAAGTTTTATAAAAACAACAGATGGTCAATAGCAGCGTTTGATAGTTGGGCAGCACAAGGGAAAAATGGTAGTTGCCCGTGCGGTTGTGGATATTACAATGCAACATTGACTAATACAAGGGCTGCTAACAAGTGGTGTAAGCAGGTTAGTGTTAAACTTTGCTATAAGTGCAAAACAAAAATACAAGATATTATAGGGGTTGAATTTCCCCAATTTTAATTACAACTTTTGCCGGTCGGCAGGTCGGCAAGAAATCCGCAAGCCAAAAGCCAATAGGTTGCACGAGGTAATAAGCTGACAGATAAAAGCCAAGTGCAGGGGAAGTGGGCGGTATCCCCAATTTTTTAATTTATTGCAGAATTTTGAAAGGAGGGGATTAGTAGTAAATTCAAGTTCTTTTTATATGGGTCGTTAGTTTATGGAAGAACATTCAGATGGTTAAAGCCAAAAAAGGGAAATCCGGAGTATCTGTAAGGCGTTTGTAAAACGAAAGTTACCCAATCTGAAAGGCATCCGGGGTTCAATTCCCCGGCGACCTTACCCAAAGAGTAGGTAATAATATACCGAACAACGAGGCGTTATTGCACGCCTACAATGCCTAATGGCAAGAGACTTTGGGGCTAAATCAGTTCTTTTATTATGTTGCAAACATAGAGTTGGGGTGGATGTGGCACGAAATAAAGGCGATTACGTTGGCTGTAAGGTATCCGGGTACTGATATAAGCCAGTAGTGCAACCGTCCCGGAGTAATGGTGAGTTTGAAGGGCATGTGTTGGAGTAATCCCGCCTAATCCCTTCCATCCATCCCAACACTATCTTTGAAATGACTCTTAGTTCAGTTGGTTAGAACAGCGGACTCATAATCCGTAGGTCGGTGGTTCGACCCCACCAGAGTCAACAAGACTTAGGCATAAAATGGAGCCATTCAGTCAATTCAAAACGCTTCAAGTGGTGGCACTTGATGACAGGCTGGAAAGACAGCCAATTTTTAAGTTCTTAGTTTATTTTGGGTATATCTTTCGGTATTAGGGGTGAAGAATTAAAGCGGGGTTGTTGAGGAAGTTTGTTTATAAGTACTTGTGTACACGATCCCAGTAACCTTATTCACAGAAGCAACCTGCATCCCTATTACCGGAAGATATAAACCACTAAAAACAACTAACCACCATCACTAAAAAACAACTAAATCTATGGCAACAAAATGTATTGTACTCGGTCAGCCGGAATCTGAAAAGAAAGGAAAGCCAATTGAATTTGTGAAGTTTATGTGTATGAGCACATTTGTATCCTCAACTACACCTCCAAGTAAATACCAAAATGTTGAACTTATTTGCAAAGGATACAATAATCAAAATCAGGATTTGATTTATGCATACGATTCTGATAGGAATGATGGTATTCTTTACCTCGGCCACTGGAACGACGGCTTTGTAGAATAACCCATATTGATTAAATAGTTTAAACAACAACCATGACCCACCGGCTGATTTTTGTAGTAACCGTTATTCCGATGTTTTTCATCTCACTTGTGTGGTGGGTGATAACGGGGAAGAATGTTTTCACTGATTATGTAAACTATTTTGATAACAAATTTAAAGATCAACGCAAATGACAACAACCGAAGGAAATAAACTGATTGCCAAATTCATTGGAGAAAATGTAATGGTCACTTGGAAAGATTCATCTGGTAAAAGCTGGAATAGCTTAGTAAACGTAGAAGATATTGACAAGTATGAAAAAGTCTTTTTGCCTTATGATAGTGATTGGTCGTGGCTTATGAAGGTGGTGCAGAAAATAGGCGAAATAGATAGTGAATGGCTGGCTGATAACAGAAATGAATTTATAGAGCCGTTAATGTGCGCAAGTATTTTCACCTCAATTAAATCAGTATGGGATTACGTCGTTCTATTCATCCAATGGTACAACGAAAACAAGGACTTATGAACACAATACAACAACAAGGGGATGAGATGGTGGAGATGTTTATGCCTTTTGCATACTACAATACAGAATCCGTTAATGTGCTAAAGGAGCAAGTTAGTAACGCCACCCGTATTGCCATCGCCCACTGCAAACTGGTTATTGAGGTGCTGGAAACGAACTTGCACAACGACTTCGATATTTTAAACAGGCGTGGCGAGTACTTAGCAATATTGCAGGAACTTAAAAACATGAACCAATGAACATAAACAATTTGTACGAAGAAGTGCCGGTGGAAAATGATTATGATCCTATTGAATACTTGCCATTTGGAGCAATTGTAACAATTGATATGTATGGTAACATCATTATAAACAGTTTGCTCCGCCCCGTCACCCGTGAAAGCATAGAAGCGTTTCTGCGGGAGCAACACAAAGAATTAAAAGAAGAATGTGAAAGGCTTGAAAAGGTTGCTAAATTCTGGCAACAAAAATATTATGAACTTAATCCACCATATACACCACCTAAAATTGATAATTTATGAATGGCACTACATCGGCTTCAACACCAACGCACTTTTTACATCCAAGACCAAAACACAGGTTTAATAAGAATCGGTTTATAGGCAGATGGAGATTGTTTTGGGGTAACTGCCCTGCGTGTAATTCCGATGCCCCTGCAATGTATGATTGTAGCGTGTGTGATTTTAAAGATAATTACCATGAGCGGGGTCGTAGGGTAGATAAAAAATATTGGTGGAATAGATTTTTATTATTCATCAAAAAGTAGCAAACCGCCATCACCGAATTAATCAAACAATACACAGAGCAATGATAAAGCATAAGTGGGAAAATGATGTTTGTGTAAAATGCGGTATTAAAAGAGAACGAAGGGAAAGAACGCAATTATCACACACATATTCAGTACTCGGTAAAGACGGATGCTTTTATGATGTTCCAGTTTACAATATTAATTTACATTACGCTTATTCTGAATCAGGAATAAAATGGTCATTTGACAGACCCGATTGTGTAACACAAAAATCATTCACTCACCCCGCCCCTTTGGGCGATAAACAATAAGGATATGAAAAGCAAAGATTTTTTAAGAAGCAAAGGTATTTTATCCAACGATTCGCATCATTTTATTATCGACTTCCACGATGGCCGGGAAATAAACCTTGGTGACCTTTTGGAAGAATACGCCCAGCAATCCCAGCCCTCCGGCATGAGGTGGGTGAGGGAAAAACCGGCAAACGATAGGGAGTTTGTTTTGGTTACAGCTTCTTTGATTAATGGCGAATGGCATTATCACGGCTGGGAGATAATAGAAGTTCCAGACGGGTATTTTGCGCTTTGTGAACTTCATGGCGAAGAATGGGGGCCGTATGAAGATTTGTCCGCTGAATACTACCTTGTTTTGTCGCCCGTTTCCGAATCCTCCCCCGCAGGAGCAGATGAGGTTAAAAATTCTACTGGTTTTGTTTCGGTTATCCAAAATGGAGTAGCCAACTTTTATCCCGCAGGAGCAGCGGAAGGGGCCAGCGAAGGGATGGCAGAGGCGTTGAGGAAAGATATATTTAGGCTTGATGAATTGCGACGGTTTCATATAGAGCCGTATAATCTTGGCGAAATGGGCGAAGTAAGTAAAATAATATCTCGGTTATCGAAACTCGCCTCCCTTTCCACCGGTGTGGAGGATAACCAAACCAAAAAGCAATGAAAACAGAGAAAACAACAACGTCAAGCCGTAATGACGGCAATACAGTGTTACCTGCCGTTGTGGTTTCAAAGAAGTATAACATCATTTATGCAGACCCCGCTTGGTCAATACAAACAACTTCACAAGTGCCGAGTGGCAGACCCAACAGTATGCCTTACAGGGCAATGAGAATGTGTGATATTTTTGATTTACCTGTAAAAGATATTACCGCAGATGATTGTGTTTTGTTTTTGTGGGCAACTGCTCCGTTAATACCAGAAGCAATTTATACAATGAAAGCGTGGGGATTTGAATACAAAACAATCGCTTTTACTTGGGTTAAAAGAAACACTAAGGCAGATAGCTGGTTTTGGGGTATGGGTTGGTGGACAAGAAGTAATCCTGAATATTGTTTGCTTGGGATGAAGGGAAGTCCAAAAAGGGAAGCAAAGAATGTTCACTCAATAATTGACACACCAATAGAAGCACACAGTAAAAAGCCTGATGAAGTAAGGGATAAGATTGTTTTGTTGTGCGGTGATAAACCGAGAATAGAACTATTTGCCCGACAAAAACATACTGGTTGGGATGCTTGGGGGAATGAAGTTGTGTCCGATGTCAATTTGGAAACGTCTGCTAACAATGGCAGGTAACGTTTGCGGCTTTGCGATGGCCGCCAACAGAAACTTTGAATTATTAACCACCGTCCGGCGGCTATTGCAAAACCGATTGTTATGCGGTCGTGGCGGGTAAATTAAAGACACATGAAAGTAAAAGACGGAGATGTAGTAGAATTTTTGTCTATTGAGTGGGATGAACCACAATGGGAATTTGACCATCCTTGCGTAGTGTTAAGCCCGGCAATAAGATATTCGCCAAATGGTGAATCTGCTGATAAGATGATTGAAGATTTAGCCATTGAACTTGCTTGTGATGACGAAATAGAAGATGAAGATGTGAAGCATGAGTTTGATTGGCGGGGATGGAAATTAGCAACACTACGCAAGGTATGTAAAGATAGATTGGCTGGTAAAGACACATGGAAGACAAAAATTCGGTCAGTCGTAAAACAGAAGATAAAATATTATTTGGATGGAGAAGACTTGGAATTTAAAGTTATAGAATCTGTCGAAGCATGATGTCTGATAGCCATGCCGCATAACGTTCGGGGATTGCTGAAGGCGGGATATTCAAGGTTCGTCCGACCAGCAGCAAAATAGGTGAAGATGATAAGCGAACCATTGTTGATTGCGGTTACGTCTGCCCCGCTTTTAGCAATACTTATGTTGGCAGCAGTTTAAATTATGGGAATGTTCGATTACTTCCACATTGATAATAAGTGGATACCAAAAGAAAAGCAGTTGCCACAGGATAAGCAAGATTACCAAACCAAAGATTTTGAATGTTATTTAGAAACATACGAAGTTCTTGAAGATGGTAGCCTTGTCCGCAATATATGTGACGAAGGTGAAATAAGGGGTAGTGAAAATATTGTTCCATACATATACACTGGCGGGTTTAGATTTTACAATACAAACGATGAGTTTGCAGCGTGGTGTGTCAATGGCGTAGTTAAGGATGTTGTTGTCATCCGCTAATTGCTGCCAACGTTGACGGCTTGCCGTCTGTTACGGAATTTGAAAATATATTGTTTAAAATTTAAACTAAAGTTGATATGGTTACAAAAGCACAACCTAAAAAGTCAAGCCGTAATAGCGGCAAACCCATTGTTAGCAGAAGTGCCGTCAAGCTGACTGGCAAGTGTCTGTTATGTGGCAAAAAAGAAGTTTTAACTGATACTCAAGTTGCTAATGCCCAAATAAGTGGTGCAGCTACTTCAAATTGCTGTTACTTCCCAATGACAATAGTAGAAGCGTCGGCATAGGCATTTCTGCTAACGTCCAGGGCTTGCTGCTGTGCTGGCTTTGAAATACGTCTGCCTGGCCGCTAAAACACCAATAGAAGTTTTATTTATAAATATACCGAGAAATACTTTTAGATGATGGTCTGCCCATAGCCGCTGCTGAATAGAGAACAAATGCTGCGGATTTTTTCGTCTGCCAGCATAGCAGCAAACCCCATGTTGGCTGTCTGGGCAATTTTTAAGACTAAATTTGTTTAATGAACGAAAAGTATAAAAATATTCAATGGGTTGTGCAACGGAACCTTACAAGTCAGTCCGACTTTGAAGCGTTAAAAAATTCCTGCCTTAAAATAGGTGTCAAATTTATTGAGTTGGATATAATACCATTTACTGCAAAACTTCCTGAATTTGATAGAAGTCGAAATTCTATTATTTATGGGTCAACCACATTTAATAACCTGGCTTTTGTAGATGAAAACCTTAGAAACGGTTTATTCTTTGATGAAATTACCTTTTCAATAGAAAACTATATTGAAAAATGGGGTCACCATATGCTTAATTATGACGCTTCTGTTCTAACATTTAAAGATCTAATTAACAGGTCTAATTATAGACCTGAAGAATTGCTTTTCATTCGTCCAAACGATGATAGTAAATCATTTACTGGTGAAGTCAAGCGCTACGATGAGATTGGTGAGTGGTACGAGAAACTTAAAGTAGTTGAAAATACCAATCTGTCTCTCGAAAGCAAAATTGTGGTGTCAGAACCTTACAATATACACTACGAATGGCGACTTTGGATTGTCAATAAAAAAGTCGTTGCTGCGTCTAAGTATAGAGAATATTTCAAATTAAGGAAAGAAGAAGGCAGTCCTGCTGATGTTGTTTCCTTTGCCGAGGAAAGGTGTCAACAATATACTCCACATGATGTCTTTGTCATGGATATTTGTTTATGCGGCGATGAATATTTTATTGTTGAATGCGGCTGCATGAACGGCGCTGGTTTTTATAAAGCAAACATTGAGGAGATTGTCATCAATGTTACGGATTATTTTGTCTTAACGGCCTGAATTGGTGAATGGTCAACGCCTTGCAGCCAACGATAGGGCTTTGTGCAGGGCTGGAATTTGAAATGCAAATGTTCCGCCCATAGGTGAAGATGATAGCGATAAAATGATGAGGATTTAGGTGTCAGCCAGACTTGCATAAAACCCCTTGTTATAGGTAGTGGGAAAATGACTGGACTAATGTTCAAAAATGGTATGTCGCTGGTTGCATTTGTTTTTTGTGCTGCGGAGCATTTTAAACTATAAATTATAAAACATGACCGATAAAGAAAAACTTGTCAAAATTAAAGAACTTATTAAGCCATTTAAAAAATGGTTATATCAGTCGGATGATTATGCCTGCGCTAAAAATGAAAAACAAAGGCAAAAAATAATAACTAATGGGGTTCTTACACAACAACAAATGGAAGATAATTTAAAAATAATAGAAAATTTATTACAATGACAAAAGCACAAATTTTAGAAAAAATACAAGACAAGGTTGCCGCCCATTATTCTTTGTCTGGTGTAAAAAAATATGATGAAGGTTTTAATGATGCAGTAAAAATAATATCTGAATGTATAAGAAACGTTATAGCTGATGAAGAAAAACAAAAAAAGCAGCAATGGTATAATAAAACAGAATTAGAACAACTTAGAAAGTCTTACTAAAGCTGAAATTAAGAACGTCAAGACCAAAAATGATATGCAGTGTGGCGTGGGGAAAAATAACATATAACGGTCACGGCTTTATGTCAGTGGCGGATTTTAACCACAAAAGTTGATTAGATGAACGAAATTCAAAATATAGATAAAAGCTCATTAGACGCACTAAACCCGCCATTGCATAAAGCCGATGTTGTGCGCAGTGCGGTGTTCAATGAGGACTGTATCGCTGGTATGAAACGATACCCCGATAAATTTTTTAACCTTGCCATTGTTGACCCGCCTTATGGCATTGGGGTGGATGGAGCAATTCATATTAAGAAACCCGATAGACCTTCAACTTGGGATGGAGTTGAGAAATATGAACGGAAGGCGTGGGATGGAGCAATTCCTACTGCGGATTATTGGAAGGAATTGTTTAGGGTAAGTAAGCAGCAAATTGTTTGGGGCGGAAATTACTTCACCGAGTTTTTGCCCCCTTCAAAGTGTTGGATATTTTGGGACAAGCAATTTGATAAGACATTCAATTTTTCACACGGAGAACTTGCTTGGACATCATTCAATAAACAACTATTCAAAGTTACCAAAAGCAGTAAGGCAGAAACGAATGGGGGCAAAAACAGAATACATCCTACACAGAAGCCAGTTTATTTATACGATTGGTGTCTAAAACAATTTGCGGAAGCCGATTGGAAAGTGTTAGATACTCATTGCGGGAGTGGTAGCAGTAGGATTGCTTGCCATAAGGCGGATTTGGAATATGTCGGCTTTGAAATAGACGAAGATTATTTCAACAAACAAGAAAAGAGGTATGCAGATTTTACAAGTCAACTCCGATTGTTTTAGGGTGTCTCTTGGCATTTCTGCTAACATATTATTCCCGCTACAAACATTCGCTAATGATCCCTCATGGTAACGTATTCCCGAATGTTTGTATATTTGCCTTATGCCCGAATCACCCGATAAGATCATCACCGAACTAGAGGATTTAATAGCCAAGCGCATTGAATCCTTTACAGCGTCTATGCCTAGCGTTCAGCGACAGGCGTATAATGAGGTGTTGGCATTGGCTTCGGAGTTGGAGAAGTACCCCGATGGTAGGATAAAGGTATCCGCAAAGAACATCCGACAGATAGCAAAGATCAAACAGCGATTGCAGGAAGTTATTATTGATGGCAAGTACGAACGGGACTTGAAGAAGTTAGTCAGTACGTACGAGGATATTACCAAACTACAAAATGCCTACTTCACGGCTACGGTCGGGAAGTATAGTGTGCCTGTGGTGTTAGCGGAACTCCAAAAACAATCCATCGACATCACCATCGAATCACTAGGAAGGGCGGGGATTGACGTGAATGTGATTAACCCAGTGCGGGACATCCTGACTAAGAACATCACAACAGGAGGCAAGATAGGTGACTTCATGGAGGAAGTCAGGGCTTATCTCCTGACCGATAAGGAAACCGAGGGGAAGTTAGTGAAGTACACTAAACAGATAACTACTGATGCTCTTAATCAGTACAGCCGAAACTATAACAAGGTGCTTTCCGATGATCTCGGCTTTAAGTTTTGGAAGTATTCAGGATCGCTTCTTGAAACCTCACGGGAATTTTGCGTTAAGATGATCGAGGCGAAGGAATCAGGGTGTATGCCTGTATTCCATATTTCGCAAATTGACACTCTACTAGCAGGCAAGATATGCGATGATCAGATACACATTAATAAGAAAACGGGACTACCATCGGGGCTGATTAAAGGTACGAACGCCTCTAACTTTTGGGTCAATGCAGGGGGCTATCAGTGCGGTCATCAGGTCTATGGAGTACCTAAATCCCGTGTGCCTAAGGAATTATGGGAGAAGTACGAGGGGACTGAATAGTCCATAATACTCAAATGCTAATACTAACCATTGATGGAGAGATATTCATCAATAGCGGCGGTTATACTGCTAAGCACTCAGAAACTATTCGCAAGGCAATGATTCAGGAGAATATTTTAGTTCAACAACAAACATTGGCCCTGAAAACTGCCCAGATAAATACACGTGGCCTTCGCATTCAGTTAATAATTGCGATAGGGACTTCGATTGCCGCTGTATACTATTTAACGGAACTTTGGGAGTTTTATCAAAAATGGTCTTGCCATTGTCATTAATCCATAGCCAACCAAAGGTATTTCTAATCCATCGCCAAAGCCCCCCCATAGGTATCCTTCCCTTTAGACTCGTTAATCGCTTCGGACGGCTCTCGGTTAGCTTCGCTAACACGCCCTCCTTGCGAACGGTTGCGACCTTTTTAGTGTTTTCCATGCAACAAATATACGAATTACTTTAAAATCACAAAAATAATGTATATTTGCTCCGAAAGATAATACTATGAACAAAC